CGCCATTCAAGGCATGCGCAGCCGGAAATGCCGCAAATAGCCGCTTCTTCATCCTTAGGCAGCAGCCGCAAATTCCCAGCCGCGCACCACATGCGGGAAACATCGCCCGTTGCCGGGTCATAAAATATTCGTCTTGCAAACACGATTCAACCCCCTAATTAATACACATACATGAAGTTCCATTGCGCCCCGTTAAAACGGCTTTTGCCCGTTTTTATGTTGAGTATGCCGTCAGAGTACGTTACTGTTGGGGTAAAACTTCCCGAGCCGGAGCCATCGCCTGCATTGTAGCCATCCAAGTCTGCACCATATCTGTAGGTATACGCAGAACCGTCCCAACCCGCTGCAAACGCCGTGGTACCGTAAGTGTTATATGATGTACTCCACATCCATATAACTATCATTTGCGGGGGAGCAAGTAAGCCTGTAAGCGTCATGCCGCCAGTGCGTGTATGTGTTGCGGTTCCTTTTACGCAACCTTCGATTCCGCCCCCGCCTGCATTTGTCCTTCCGATCATGCTATCACCTCCACACCACGATTGAACGAATTGTTATGGCAGCGGTCGGAATGGTCTTTGCATATAGCCACACAACTCCTGAACCCGTAACGCAGATAGGCGCATAATTGCCGCTGATTGCGTCCGAAGGGTTCAATACAACCTCCGCAAACATATCACTCGTCACGCCCGCGCATTCCACCTGCGCTTGATAGGGGAAGTCGGTATACTGGTCGTATGAATCGTCCACCCATGCGGAATCAGGAACAGATACATCGGTGAAAGACATGCGCTTCGGCTGAGCGCCGATGGTTTGCAGTGTAACATCATTTCCGCTTGCATCGTTGATTTGGAATCTGCACGTGTCATCCGTAGTTGTGTGTAACAGCTTTATACGTTCAACGTTATTGCCATCTGTGATTCTGATGCCTTTTGCGCCGGCTGTATTGTACTGGATATTGATTTTTCCAACATTCGTACCGTCACGAAGAACAATCTGCGATACTTCACCAGTAATTACATCGGTATTTGCCGCGATAAGCACCCGCGTGTTCCCCGTAGCATTTTCCTTGATGCGGATTATACTTGCTGCGTTGTCTGCGGTGTCGGGTTCGATGGATGTGGTGTACTTGGTGCCGACAGCGCCATTATCCGCGCCTATACCCATAGCCCCGATGGCGGCAGGTGAAATTATTCCCTGAGCAGCGTTTCTGATCTGTTCTTGTAAATCACCAATCAGGGCTTCCACCTGCGCCTGTAGTTCTGCGGTTGGGATACCTGTCACACCATCCCGCATAAGGCCGCACACCGTTTCATCCATGCGCGTATCGGTCACATGGGATGCAAGTATTGTGGTGCTTCCTGCGGGAACGGACACGGTATAAAGCCCCAATTCATAGACCGTTTCGGTCTGTACAATTGCAGGGGCAACCGCCGCCGCGCTTGGCGTGCCTGACTTCAAAACAATGCTTGTCGCGTTCGCCGTCTTGCTGAATTGCAGAACGATTCGGTCGACGCGATCAAGAACACCATCCGCAATCGGGATAGAAATCGGAACAGCTGTGTCATTCAATACGGATTTCCCCTTGAAATCCGCGTTTTTAATCCACGCAAGACCGCTTGAAATCGTCACTTCGCGCGCCCCGGTAATGGATGCGTCGAAATGCCCGGTTGATGCAAAAACGCCGCTTGTACGCGAACACAGGTATGTTTCAGCGTCCTTTGCTTCGTATTCGATAATATCCAACGGGTATGTAATGATTGACATTAGTACCTCCTAGCAATGATCGGCGTACCCAGTGAAGCGGTACGGGTCAATTTATTGTTTTGGGATTTTTCCGTTATACCTGTAATACGCACTTGCGCATCAACGCCAAGTTCTGGGATTTTACACAAGACAAGATCACCAACCTTCCGAGCAGTATCATCCAGTGAAAAACCTATATTTTCTATGCGGACTTGCTCGGTCAGCTTTTCCAGACCTACGCGTTGAAGCCGTGCAATGTATTCCTCTGACGTTTCCCCTTCATCCGGTTGTTCCTGCCGCGCATCAACGTACATTTCGCGCCTTTGCTCTGCTGCTGCGTCCGTTGCGCCTGCATAGGTTTCAACGCGATTTGCTCCCTCTCCGGCTCCGGCCACAAGTGCAACGTTCTTGAAATTCACACCCGAACTCGAATAGGTTATATCGCCCATGTTCCCGTATTTGGTAGAATAACGCGCGTTCGAGTTGAGCGCGGGCTTGTAACATTCAAATATCAGCTTTTTCGCTGCTGGGTCGTGCCGCATCCTGAATCCCATGTCAGTTTCTGCTGATATTGCAAGGGCATACTTTAAAAGTGCGCCGTCAGATATTTGCGGCGCGTATATGTCCGCAAGCCCCTGCGCTTCTCCGGCGTATACGCGCGGCCATGCTTGCATAGCACTTATCAACGACAACAGCGCCGCCTCGGCGTTTTGGTTCGAAATAACCCGTGTGCTGACGCGATCGCTCAAGATCCTTGTGCATGCGGAAAAACCATTCGCAACGATTTTCCTATCCTTCACCTGTACGGACTTAATCAGCATCAAGGTGTCATGGCCCGTAAGGCCGCAATAAACATCCGGCTGTATCAAATCGAACATATCCTTTTGATACTGTAATTCGATTTGGAATTTACCTTCTGTGTTATAGCAGTCCTCCCACACCATACTAACCCATGTGCTGATTGCTCCAATGCGCGTCAAAGACATGTCGTAAAAACTACATTCCATCGTATACCCCCGGATATGCAATGTTGAACGTTGCTTCAACCGATAGATTGTCAACGCCCGTGCCTGCATACATCTTCCACACGTTATCACCGCTTCGGATTGTGAAAAGGTTGGAATCGTACTTTAAAAGCCCGAAAATGTCTGTTGCAACGCCGCCAGAGAGCTTTTCAACGCGCAGCCTACCCGAATCCCTGTACATGCGTATAGCGTCCCCTACGGTCAAATTTGCTGTGATTTCGATGAACTCCTGCGTGTTTATGTCAAGCACGCCGCAGGTCGTAACATCGCCGGTTGCAGCGAACTCCAATTCAAAATCGCTGGTATCTTCGCCTGGGTTATACACGTTAATGAATGCGCTTGGGTTCTTCGTGCCGAATTTGTGGGTAGTAAATGTTGTTGGGAAAGAAAAGGCCGGAATAATCCGGCCTATTGAGTAACTCGACTGCCGCGCCGCGTACCAGTACGGAGACGGGCAATACAGCATCATGGAAAATTCTGCGTCCTGATCGTCTACCGATATAGCGGGCGTTTTCTTCACCACGGCATTGCAATAGTATTTGTCGTTGAAATACAGTTTGCCGCTTGCAAAGGGTGAAAACACGGTCAGCATCCGCCTTTTCAGCGAATTTGCTTCGCCGATGATGCGGCCTCTTATCGTGCGGGAAACACCTTTCATGCCCCGCGTTTGGATTGTATCACCGATTTGTTGAAACCCCTGATTTGTGCCGATCTGCACATCAAGTTCGGACAATGGCAATATATCAAAAATCGTGCTATATTCCAACCCAAAATTGAACACATCGCCGTTGCCTTTCACGAACTTTGCATTATACACCCGTTAGCACCGCCCTTTCCTGATACCATACGGCTTCTTGCATTAAGTCCGCTGCCGTTTTTGCTTCGCTGCTGATGTACTGGACGACAGAGACAGTTGGGCGCATTTTGCCCTTCCGTAGATCGTCAGCCTGTTTTGCGGGTACTACCATTTCGCCACGGTGCAGTTCCGCGATGTAGCCATCAAACGGAACATAGTTCAGGCCGGACGCATGGGAACCTTGTGTTTTCGGCTTGTTAACATGAATGATTTTCTTCCCGCTTGCGGAAGTGGATGTCTCAAACAGGCTGTCCCACTCGCCGGTAAACCATGCTTTGATAGCTGCCCATGCTTCCTTTAATCCGCTCCACAGGTCATCCAATGCCTGTTTCCCGGCCTCTTTCAATCTAGGCCCCACATCCCTGCACCATTGCACAAAGTCATCCCACGCATTTGTTGCCCATGTTTCAACGTCTTTCCACTTTTCTTTTATTCCTTCAAGTAGCTTTCTGAACCACTCCTTTGCCGCTTCCTTGAACTCCGGCCATTTTTCCTTTATCTTTTCTGCAAGGTCAATAACGGTATTCACGACAGCCTTAATCAGGCTAAGAACAATCTCGGGCAATGCAGCAACAAGCGCAAAAACGATCTGAACGGCCGCTTCGATGAATAGCCCAACGTTGTTTATAATCACATCCACGACCATCATGATAATGTCCGGCAGTGCTTCGATGAGTGATACAATGATCTCCGGCAGCGCCTGCACGACTCCAAGCACAAGTTGTATTGCACCTTGAATTAAGATCGGAATATTTTCTATGAGCGCAGTGCATATCGACTGGATGACCGTAGGCAGTGCATCGACTATTGCAACGATTATTGTTGGTAGCGCGTTTGCTATGCCTACAATCAGCGCCACAATGCCACCTATCAGCGCAGGAAGCAATGCTGGTAGTGCATTTACGATCGTTTCAATCAGCATTGGGAGCATGTCCGTTATCATCGTTATAAAGCCAGGCCACGCCTCCACAACTCCAACCACCAAATCAGTTGCAGCGCTTACAAGAACCGGCAATGTAGATTTAATTAGCCCGGGTAATTCCTTCGTAAGAACTGACGCAAGCTTAGGGATGGCCTTCCCAATCCCGCTAATAACCGTCGTTATACGTGGGATGAGATTCCCGGCAGCTGTTCCAACGCTATCCGTGAAATTGGTTATAAGCACATCCAAATCCTGTGTATCATCTGCAAATCCAGTAGACAGATTCGTCCATGCTGCCTTTACAGATGCTAAGCTGCCTTGAATTGTGGTGCTTGCTTCCAACGCCGTTGTGCCAGTAATGCCAATTTCAGTTTGAACGATGTGGATTGCGTCAACGATATCCGCGAAGGATGAAATGTCGAACTTTAAGCCGGAAAGCTTTTCGGCATCGGATAGAAGTCGCTGCATTTCCTCCTTTGTGCCACCGTAACCAAGCTTCAAATTGTCCAGCATGGTGTAATTTTGCTTCGCAAAACCTTGATATGCGTTTTGTATGCTCTCCATCGCCGTACCCATTTTGTTGGCATTATCCGACATGTCTGTTATGGCCATGTCGGCGTATCGCGCCGCGGCTTCGGTGTCTTGCCCAAGGCTTTGCAGCAGGGATGCGGAAAAACTTGTGACGGTGTTCATGTACTGGTTCGCAGACAGCCCAGCCGTTTTATATGCGTTATTGGCATATCCAATCACAGCATTAGCAGAACCTTTGAACAGCGTTTCAACACCGCCTACAAGCTGTTCGTATTCGGCATAGTTTGCAATGGATTGTTTCGTCAGTGCTACAACAGCAGCAGCAGCAGCCCCAAGCGCGGAAGCCCCCACCTTTGCGGCAGTGGCAAGACCGCCCTTAATCTTGTCGGCAAATGTGCTTGTTTTTCCGCTTGCTTCTTCAAGCCCGTTTTCGTAATCCTCTGTATTCAGCGATATCTTTGCAAAAAGGTTGAATAAATCTATTTCATTCACCCCCAATCGTGCGCAATTTGGATTTCATGTGTTCGATCACATCATTACCCGTGCGGGTATCTTCGGGTTTTGGGTTTATAAGGTCGATATACCGCACTTTAATGCAGTACCCGCCCTGTCTTGCGGTGTTTTCGCAGATGGTTTTCAGCGTGTCGGTAACATATACGCGGTACGCTTCGGCGTGTTCGTCGCGTTTTAAGACCGCAGGAAGTGCGGCAATGCACGAACGCGCCGAAAAGCCGCGCAGGGACAACAAGGCGAGCGTTACGCGCTCGCCTCCTGCTGCCCCCACGATTTGAAAAAATCGGCCAGTTCCTTGTCCTTCGCCAGTTCGCGAATTTGAAGAATGGTTTTTAGGATGTTTTGACGCGTGATTGTTTCGACATCCGTTTCATTCAGTGCTGCAAGGATGCCGAACACATCCTGTCGATGGTCTTTCAGCACAATCGGTACAATGGCCGCGATTTTCTTTGCGCCAATTGTGTAAATCTCTGCAACGCTCTTGTCACCCGCGCCAACTTCGGTTTTCAGTGCATCAAGCAGCGCCTTATCCCCGGTCAGGCTGGCAATATACGGCGTGATTTCACACAGCACATCTGCCGCGCGTTCGGTCGAAAGTTCGGACAGCTTCATTACTTACCACCCTCCGTAGCTGGATTTATTGAATAGAATACCATCGGCACAACACTCTGTGCATTAATGCTGACATGCCCAGTCAGTTCAACTGGTACCTGCCCCTTTCCGTTCTTGGTGGTCCGAATGGTAAATCCGCCAGTAGACAGCGCATTTTTCAGCTGAATAGCCACACACCCGCCATCCGCGCGGTCACCAACCCACCAAATATCGGAAAAGTCAGTCTGTGCAAGGTCCCTGCGCGGCGTGATCTTGGTTGTGTCAACACTGTCGATATCCGCAGCACCCAAAGCCAGATTGATATTTGCCGCTGATGTGCCTAATGACGTGAATGCCATTTTGCAGTTCCATCCGTCCAAGTGCTTGAGTTCTTTTGTGTTGTTGGGGCAGTTGTCCACATCCTCGCCAAGGTCAGAATACGTTGGAACGCAGGATGCATTAATCCCGCCTGTGGTTGCGCATATAATATCTGCGTCATCGGGCGCCGCAACTTGCGCCGGATTAAACGTTTTCAGCAGCACGCCTGCGTCAAGTTGAAGCCCGTCAAAGGTATCCTGAGGGATAACAGTAAATTTACTCATGTAAGTCCTCCTTAGTTCAGTGTTAGGTATTCTGCGGTAACGTTGATGTACCGCCGTTTTATCAATTTGTCGGAATCGTCCGTGATATTTTGACACCACGGCGATCCGCGTTTAAGCCATATATACCCACCATCACAAGGCAGAACCTTGCCACCGTAGCCGATGGCCGCAGAAAGTTCATTTGCCTTGTCGTTTGCAGGTTTTTGGCTCGTGCCGTAGTACCACAGGTTGACGGTTAAGCCAACTTCCACGCCATCCCATGCATCTACGGTCAGTTCATAGGTCAGCCACGGAAAAACCGTATCGTCAGGCACGGAAGAAGCGGCGTATGCTGAAATCCCAAACGATTCAAAAAACGCTTGAAGCGCTGCCGCTTTTGTCATAATGCCCCTGCTTCCTGCCATGCCTTGAACAACTTCGGCCCTTGTATGGCTATCCAGTCAACAAGCTCTTCGTTTTTCGCCCAACCGCTATTTTCCGCAAGGCCGCTTTCGAACAGAAAGGAATGAACTATTTCGTGGCGCAGAACTTTCTTCGTCTGCAACAAAAGATTTCTTTTTGAATCTTCGGAAGATACGGTTTTGTAATCTTCCGCAAAAATTTCTTTTGAAGTATCATCGCAGAAGCCATCTTTATTTTTAAGCCGTGGCTCTTGTGCTTCGTTCGTTACAATGACGGCATAATCGGAACCCAATACATTCACGATCATGGCAGATCCCCCCGTTCAGCCGTGAAGTATTTCAGCTTCAATGTGGATGATCTTGGGGATTGCTTTTCCTCCGGGTTTGACGTGACACGGTACGTTTCGCCCGTTGCGGTATCCCTGAAATAGTCGTTGTATTCGATTGGGACTGCCTTATCAACAAGGGCAGAATACAGGCTTGTTACGCCCTCTTTATCGGCTCTGCGCGCCTCCATTGATGTGTCCAACGCCTGATAATTTGTGAAGGTTATACCGTCAGCCCATGCAACTGTATAACCGCCCTCGCCGTCATCCGTGCGCGTTTTTTCAAGCAGGACGCATGTGCGCCCGAAATCATCCAGCAGGCTCACGGTTCCACCCCCTTGATTTTGCGCCACTGGTTCAAGCGGAACTTGTAGGCATCAAATACATTGACCGTACCGCCGTTTGCGTTTGTGGCTTTGGAGTAGCTATAGCCGCCAAAGCTTTCGGACTGGTACGGTCCTGCCGCCGCATCTCCGTTTTTCGCCTGCCATTCTTCCATCTCTGTCGCCAAATCAATAACGGCATTCGGGATTGCAAGCGCCCATATCGTCCCGGAAAACGTTTCCCCCATCAGACCGTTAGCTGGGTGCTGATGCAGTCCGTCATTGAAGATGCTGCCGCGAATGCGGAAATATTGGCCTGTTTGAAGAAAGGGAAGCGCAATGCTTCCCCCTTCAATCGTAAACGTACCTTCTTTCACTTCGACGGCAAACCAGTTATGCAGGTGCATTAGGATTTGTTCGAGCATTGCTCCGCCTCCCTGTTACTTACCCGTCCTTTTGACAGACGGTTTCTTTTAGGCTCCTTTGCCTCATCCCAGCCTGCGTCAAGATACGCCGCCACGTGGCCTGGGTTTTCAAGGATAATGGTTTCACCGTTCTTTTGCAGCTCCATCAGGCGATGGTGCACAGCAGCGCTGCGATCTGCTTTCCGTCCGTGACTTTTGCGCCGTATACGTGCAGACCCTTCACGCCATCCGCAAAGCGCTTTTCAAGGCGATATGCTTCGGTCTTGATGATCTGCTCCGCGTAAGTCGTGGCGGCAGGAACCTGCGCGGTGATCTTGAAGTAATCGGTGTTGCTGGAAGCGCCGCCATCTGATGCGATAACGGCATTGTTGGATTCAAACACGTCAAAACCTGCAATGCGGCCAACCATACCATTTAGTAACGCTTCCTGACCCGCCACGGCATCAGACTTTGCAAAGCGGTCATCCTGCAGAAGCAGGGCGTAGGCTTCGGGAGGCACAACGATGGTGCGGCCAGCGGTCGGCACATTGGCCTTGTCCAGTTTCATGCGTACTTTCACGATGTTTTCATAGATATTGGATGCGGTAAGGGCGATTGGGGAAGCCTTGGTACCTACCACATTCCCGCTGTCAACGCCTGCGGCGATTACGCCAAGCAGGTACGCATCTGCGGTATCGGCCAGCGCATAGGCAGCGCGCGCCATAGCGGTATCCATGATTTCGCCAGCGGCCTGCGCTGCGTCAACGTCATCGATCTGGAAGTTAAAATACTTGCACTGATTGATGACAAGGGTCTGATCGGTGGTAGACAGTTCATCCGGCGCGGCAATATCACTGTTGGCAGTATATGCCTTTACGGCTACAGCACCGATGGAATTGATGTGTACGGTATCACCGGCCTGCGCGATCTGACCTTGATAATTGCGGTTTACAAGGTTCGTCGCAACGTGTGCCTTGTCAAGCGCGTACAGGAGGCGAGCATTCCAAAGCTCGGGAATAAAAGCGGTAACAGCCATTTTTATATTCCTTTCTGTCAGTTGTTGTTTTTGAGCGACATTTTGATCGCTTCAAAGTTCTTGTTGATCTCATCCGGCGTCATATTTCGGATGTCATCCCTCGTGAATGTTTTGGGAGATGTTTGTGCGGGCGGTGTTGCCGTTGAAGCGCCCGTCTTGATCGTAGTGGAAACCAGCTTCGCGAAAGCGCCGCCTACAAGGGCATCCAGCGCGGCGGTATCCTTAATTTTGTCGCCGTCTAGTTCAATCCCTTCGATCTCCGCACCGCTGCCACGCATGGCAATGGTAAGGCTATCCCCGGTGATGTTTTTGCTCTCGTAGTACGCTTTCACCGCCTTTTCCTTGGCGGCCTTGGTTTCCTTTGCTGTGATTCCGGCCTTGTAATCGTCAAATTCCTTTTTGACTTTGTCGTGCTTGTCCTTCCATCCGTCTTTCTTTGCGGATTCAAGGTCAGCGTTTGCCTTCTCCAAATCCTTCTGGAGCTGTTCGGCCTTTCCGGCGCTTTCCTTGTATCTTGCAAGGTCAGCCTTCAAGCCGTCCACTGTCTCGGCATGCGCTTCGATGATGCTGTCGCACTGCTCATCCGTTAAACCCATACCTTTTAAAAAACTGCGTTTTAGTGCCATGACACTATCTCCTTTTCTTTGGCCCCAATTCTTCGGGGATGATAGATTTATAAAAACCGCCGTGCTTCGCGGATTTTACCAATTATATTACTTAATTTTGTGTATTTTTTCTATTGACTTTTGCGCAAATTTGTGTATAATAGAAGCATAAGGAGGGCGTACAATGAAACCACGAGCAAAAGCGGTTGCGGAACTTGAATCAAGCGGATATGCATTCAAACGCCACGGTGCAAACCACGATATTTACTACAACCCTAACGTCGGTTGCATCATCCCGCTAAAACGCCATGATTTCGATGAAAGCGACCTGCGGTACATCTTGAATGAAATCAAAAAGAACGAGAGGGGCAGGAGCTAAGCCTCCACCCTTCTCGGAAAGGAGAACACAATGAAATATATCTATTCCGCCGTATTTTCCACTAATGAGGATGGAACGAAGTATTATGCCCGTATTCCAGACCTGCCCGGTTGCATCACCACTGGAAGCAACCTGCATGATGCCATCGAACAGATTACAGATGCCGCTTCTGGCTGGCTAGTTGTCGCGGAGGATGAGAAGATCCCAATCCCCACTCCAACCAGACAGGATTCGATGCTGCACGAGCCCGGCTGTGTTTTTTCGCTTGTTCAAGTCGATACCATTGCATATCGCGCATTGACCGATACCCGCGCAGTGCGCAAGAACGTATCACTCCCCGCTTGGATGGTTGATCTTGCAGATAAACGCGGGATTAATTGCTCCCAAGTCTTACAAGAAGGCCTTACAGCCCGTTTTAATGCACAATGATTAACCGCCCCGAAAGGGGCGGTTATCCGTTCTTCAATTCGTCTTCAATGATATTGCGGTACGTCTGTGCGTGGTCTGCTACCGCAGGTTTGATGAATGGTTGCGGTCTTTGGCCGTTCGTTCTGTGCCAATCCCCTTTTGCGTCTTGATATATCCACGGCGTATCCCTGCCACCCGGATAATGGATGCCCGTACCCAGTTCAACGTAAGGGGCGTATTCTGTGTTTGTGCCCACATACGCCGCTGGCTCGGACGCATCTACCGCATGCGAAATATGATCGCGCAGGTTCCCGGTATCTACCGGTGCGAGATCTGCGGCATACCCTTCCGCCTGCAATCCGCACCGTTCCAGTGCGCGTAGGACAGCGTCCTTGAATTCATCTAAAACCAATTTGCTGTTATCAATGATTTCAATTTCCACTTGATGCGCCCTTCCATTTTTTCCACTCGGCATAGGTCATTTCGTTCACCAATACGTTTCGGCCTGTTTCTGGGTCGCGCACCCGAATTTGCCTTGGTTCTGCTTCGATTCCGTCCATTTCCACCGTCCGCATAGTGCATCGGCAGTTATATACAAGATGCCCAGGCGCGGATTTATCGCCGGGAAACATCATTTCATAGCCGCCTACATCAAATGGCTTGTCATATTCCACGGTTTGGCCGTCGGTCGCGCCGTGTTCGTGCCGCGTTCTGCTATCTTTTGTCGCTATCCACCGCTTGCGCACCTTGATTCCAATCCTTGCCGCGGCTTCATAGCCGTCCTGCCGCCCAGCATTCTGGGCGCTTGTGGTTGCTGTCCGCGCCGCCCTTATGGCGCTGTCGCGGTTCATGGTTGTGATGCGCGATTGCAAGTCATCCGCAATATCCTTGATGCTTTTACCCTGTAAAACCGAACTGGTCACATTGGCTGATATTTGCTGTTTTCCATAGGCGATATCGATACCGTGATCAACAGCCTTATCAGGCGGGTAGTACGGCATAACAACCGGGTTTTCAACGATCATGCGCTTAACCGTGGATTCATCCCACAACATGAAGTCGCAGTTTCCAACGGCCTTTTCGATGATATACGCCGTATAGTTGCGGTTCAGCGCGTAGATGCGCGGCATGCCACCATTTACATATGCAGCCGCGACTTCGTTTGCATGCGTCATGCGCTCTGCTACCTTCTTTTGCAGCTCCTTGAATCGCTCGCCGCGCCCCATTTGGTTTAAGCGCCATTGTTTGTAATACTGTTCTGTGATTTCCCCTGAATCAAGCCGCGCTTTTTGCTCCGCGTCCCGCTTGGCAAAATGGTTGAAATAATCGTGGATTGTTTTGTCCAGTTCGTCATACGCCCTGCGGTATTCCTTCGATATGCGCCGTTCGAGTTTTTTCAGTTCTTCATCCGTCCATACGTGGGCTTCGTCGGGTTTCATCCCTTACGCCCCACGATGCACAGCGCAAGCAGCGTCACGCAGATTATCAATGTGTTAATTGTCGATGTCGCCATTATTACCATCCTGCCCTTCATCATTGGGGATGCTTTCAATCCGTCCTAAATCCTCGGCAGTCTTGCGTTTCATCATTTCATCGTATTGGTCGATGTCTCCAAGGATGGTCATAAGCTTCTTGGTGATATATTCATCGTCGTAATACGGCGCGCCAAGCAAAACCGTCTGTGTTTCCTCAGATTTGTTTATGATCTGATTCCGCGTATAGCTCGGGTTATCGCTGATTCCCGCGATTTCAAGGATGCCGTGGATGAAGTCAGTCACTTGCCGTTCAAACCTATCTGCCTTTAAATCCAATGGAACATAACTTGCCTTAATCGCCGTAGCCGTCTGATTGCCCGCTGAAACCGCCGAAGCATCGAAGCACTGGAAATCTTCATACAGCTTCTTTTTCAGCATGTCAATTGTGGTGTTCGTCCCCTGATACGGAGCCTCAATCGTGTGTGCCGCTACATTCGTGTTATCTTCTGTATGAGCAACGTGCAGTGTTTTGATGCGCTCCATGAATTTCGCATCGTCCATATCGTCCATGCCCCCGGCATTCGTCAGCACCCAATAAATCAGGTTTCCTTCGTCGACATTGTTGACCATGTTGGAACAGGCTAAATCCAGCGCGTCAATGCTGTTGCGTTTGCCCAATAGTTCTGATGTGCACCGCCTGTTGTTTTTGAGCGGCACAATCGGAAAGCCTGGATAATTGTCGCCGTCAAATATTTCCGTGTTGTTCAGCCCATCAGTGCGGATATACTTTTGATACCGCTGCTTTGGCCGCAGGACTTCCATATCCTTGTTCTTTGGTTGGAAGTATTCAGTATACCCGTCTACTTCGTACAGCGTGGCGCGTAGCGGTTTATCGTTCGCAACCTGCCACCAGCGAATACCCGCCATCAATGCGCCGTTTTCCTCATCATACAGCGGGACAAACTCGGTCAGCTTAAACACTTGCAAGTGGTCTAAGTTCCAAAATCCGAACGAAACACCCATCACAAGTGCATATTCGCCCGCTTCCTGCAAACGCTGATCGAAGTCAGCGCCCAGCTTGTCCTTTGTTCCATTTTGCTCAAACGTTATTCCGTTGCCCAAAAGATACGAATTTTCCTGATCTACCGCGAACCCGAAAAACCGCGATGCAAGTTTGTGGTTCGCCGTCCACATGTCCTTATGCGCACGGCCTTTGAGGTCATATATGATTTTCTCGTAGCGGTTTATAGTCGGGTTTTCGCCATCATAGTACTGCTCTGCATCCAGCGCAATTCTATACGCTGCGCTGCCGCGATGGTCGTTAATGGCGGCGCGGATAAATTCCATCCTTTCGTGTTCGCTTTCGCCTACATAGGTTAAATCCTGATATGTTTTGATAGCCGATCGCCTCCATTACGTCAAAATTGATTCGTATTTCGCCTTTCCCACCTTGTTCCGAAGCACAGTCATGGCAAAATAGCGCGTGTCATCCATCGCATGATCGTTTTCCTTGATTGGCCTGTCTTCCGTGGACTTTTCATCCCATCTATACAACCCGAATTCCCGGATGCAGTCTTTGCACGATCGATGAACCTTTATCGTTCCGTCGCGCAGATACCGCGCGGTGGTCGCTATGCCTGGAATAACATCATTCACAGCCTTACGTACAGTGAATTGCTTGTGTCTTTTGATTACTTCGATGAACGATGCCGCAGAAGGGTCAACGATCACACTTCGTATAGGCAAATCCCCCGCAAGCGTCACAAGCTCAGCGTGATATTCTTCATCGGTTTTGTTGTGGTGTTCATCACGCCCGGAATAATAATATTCCCGGATTCGTGTTGCCGTCTTGCCATCCCAACACCACAGCCCCGCCGAAAACGGGTTAAGCGTGCCGTAGTCGCAGGAGATATAATACTCGCCACAATCCGGCGCATCGTCAGTAATATTGCTTTCCCCAAAGTCATATATCAGACCTTCCGCAAGCACCCACATTCCGCGAACATATCTATCATAGAACACGCCCGCAAACATGGTCTGATACCGTTCTATCGTCCTTCCGGACAAACCGGGGTTATCCGTCATTTCGAAATGCAGATACAGCGCGTTCCGTTCTTTGTGGCGCTGTATCCAGTCCGTGTAAAACCAGTGCTGCGGGCTTCCGGGGTTGCACGAAAACCACAGCTTTGCACCGTCCACAGAACAGCGCGTAAGCGCCTGTTCTACAAACGAACGTGGCATTAGTACCACTTCATCCAACAGAACGCCCGCAAGCGTACGCCCCTGAATCAACGCAAACGATGATTCATCCTTGCCTCCGAACACTTCGAAATAGTTCTTGACCGCCCCGCGCGTCACTTCCAATACCTTGTCAGCGCGCCGCCATCGCAGCGTATAGCGTTCCTTCGCAAGCGACATGGATATGAACGGCACAACTATATTCTTTGCGGCTGAATCCACGGTCTTACCGCAGATTCCGAACCGATGACCACTGAATTCGCGCATTGCCCATTCCACAAACGCCCACATCATAAGGGAAGTCTTTCCGGAGCGTACCGCCCCATCGCAAATCAGCGCATCATACTCGGAATATGGAAATGCAAGGATTTTCTTCTGCTTCGCGCTAATCATCGCTTTCCAACTTTCCCGCCATTTCACGCAGGCTACGACTAAGTTCATCATCCTTGGCTGCGTCCGTTGCACCGCCGCTGATGGCAGTCCATTTATCTATCAATGTGCCTAATGCCGTTGTGATTTGCGCAGGTGTCGCAAGGGCTAACTTCTCAGGCTTGTTCAGCTCCATAAGCCCTTTTCCTATGATTTCGCACACGACCTTGCGTTGGCTTTCCATGTACGCAAGAATATCCGCCGTGTTTTCTTCTTTTTTCTTCTTGAGATTTTCGGTGATTCCATGAGATTCCTCTACAACTCGGCGCACCGTCTGCCCGCAAACGCCGTTTTTCTTTGCCGTGGCATTATAGCTTTCGGTTTCAAGATAATCCGCAATGATTTTCTTTTTTTGCTTGTCCGTCAGCCGTGCAGCCATTTAATCACCCCACCACTCAACGCCAATATTTGTTTTTTTCCCTCTCTGGTAGGGTGCCATCGCGTTTCCTTCTATTGTGCCGCTCTTGCTGTACCTTGGACTTTAATTCCCGCTCAGAAAGATCAAATCTTTTATCTATCACCGATGACGCTGACGCATTTCTTTTAAACCATTCTATTGTGTTTTTTTTGACAGTGGTTACATCACGTGCGGAATATTTAAACATACCTTCGGCTTCCCTTTCCGCAAACCCAGGATCTGTTTTATCTGTTTTTCCGCCCCTGAAGTTTTTTACTGCCGTATCAACGTCTCGTTTCATTTTATCTAAGTATCTAAGTGAATTCTCCCGTATTGATGTGGCCCATGCAATTTGTTTTTCACTGCCAGTCAGCGCCGGCAATCCTCCACTTCCGACAATTCCGCCGCTTCCGCGCCCGCCCATTTCTTTTTCCTCCTTTCAGCAATATCATCATAGTGCGGTCTTATGCGTATTACGTTCCAGTCGCATTCTTCTGGCACGCGGCCATAAAATATTACAAATTTCGGGTTCAGTCGTTTCATCATTTCGTCATACCCGCGAAGAAATAGCCGCTTGCTATCCGAATTTGCTTGCGTTCCGACGCTGGATACAGCAACCACACCTCCGACTGGCTCCCCATCGAAGCACCATTCAAAGCTTTCATGAGTACTCCATGAAATTGTAGGGTACACCCTGATTCCGTGCATCTGCCAATATGCAGCAAGCCAATGTTTTCGATAATGGTTATATATTTGCATTGCAATTGGCATATCTGTATATGTCGAGAAGTCCGGAGAGCACACAGCAGCAAATTCGGCTAACTTCGTTGTGTAGTCATCCGGCCTGTTCCAATAACGGGTAAATTGGTAATCATCCACGAAACAATGCACAATTTTCGTCTTTGCACCCTTCGCAGATTTTGCATAGTTCATTGGTATAAAATCGCCGTGTGGGTATGTGAATTCCGGTTCTATATACGGGATATTATACTTCCCAACACCGTTTAAGTGCAGTTTGTCTAGATTCTCAAAATCAATCATACTATCTTCTCGCCGGATATCGGCACTCCTTCAATCTGCATCTCTTTGCCCTTGCGTCATAGTAGCCACACTCTTTGCATGTCGTTGGCGTGCTGATGAATTTAATCCTGTTTTCCATACGAACCCTTTCAGTATGCAAAAGGGACGACACACAGCGCCGCCCCTTCCGCACAGGAGGTATTTAGTAACATCGACCTTGTCATTGGCCTAATCCGATGATACTACTATACATCATAAAAACGGTCAAAAACGGTCATGTTAATGTTTTTATATCAATTTCTTCTGTAAGCCTGTCCACCGCCCATCTTTCAAGCCGACGAGCGTGATCCTCCGACACCCCTGCCATCCGCGCAACGCGCACCCATGGCGGCTTTTTCGCCGTGTTGAATCGCCTGTATCGCAAATCGATAACTTTGTACTGGTCGACAGGCAAATCAAGCAGCAGGCTGTCAATGGCCGCGCAAAAGTCCATCAGGTTCGCAATGTCATCCGTTATGTCTGCTATCCTGCGCCGATATGCGTCGCGCAGCTTGTCCGCACGTTCTGCCGTAATAGCCGTAGGGTTTGATACGTCGCATCCATGCGGCATGCCGGTTAACTTCTGTGCATGCAACCCGTATGTTGCATCAATCAGGCCGTTGTATTCTGCGATTTCCTCTTGCTTTCTGCGGCACATCTGTGTCGCAGCCCCCCACCGTTTCAATAGCCGCCGAACCGCGGCACGCATGTTGTCATTACTCATTGTGCCTTTCTTGCCCTCCCATCCTCAAATTGCGGACAATCCTCCACCGTATACGAACATCCCGAATATAACCGTTCCTTTTTCGCTTTCCAGCCTGCAACCGGCGTGAAATCAGTGAACCAGCTACACCCGCCGCCTATGGCGTTTTTACAGTCCCAACATAACGTTTGATTATTCTTCATCTGCCTGCGTGCCGTTCTGTGCGGATGATCCCGAACCCCGATTTCCCTGTGTTCCACTACAGTTCCGTCCTTCTTCATCTTGAACGAATGTCTCACACCGCATTGCTTGCAGTCGTAATAGATCGTTGTGAAATTCGGGTACACGTTCGTTGACAGCCGTTTAAGCTCTGCGCCGCATTTGCACGTTGGCTTGAAATCAGGGAAATGCTTCATGGCGTGCCCCCATCCATCTTCGCCCCGCAGTTGGGACAATACTTAAAAGGCGATATCGGTGCATCGATAAGACTTCCGCTGAATCCGCATAGCGAGCAAGTCGGTCTCCACGCTCGCTCAATCCACTCCCCGTACCGCACCGGGGCAACATCGGCGGCTGGAACAGCTTCAATTGCATGCTTTACAATAACTGGCAGAAAATCCCGCCGTTTCAGTTCTTCGATCAGCGCTTCACGCTCTATGTATTCTTTACTCATCTGTTTTCCTCCTGCTCTCTTACACCATCGCAAATGCCCAAAATCTGTTGGAGCAATTCGATCTGCCCGTTTATGTGGCCATAACGATATCCGGTTGTATACGTTTCAGCCGCATCTCCGCTGTTCTTAGCTTTTTCTGCAACAAGCTCCTGATACTTATTTCTCAGCGCTTCGATTTCCACCGCGTCAACGGTCGGAGCGTCCTCGATGCTGCTAATAACATCCTCACATTCAAACATGCCGTCTGGGTATCTCACCCCATACACATCACCATCATCAGCCCACCATGTAGGCAAATCTTTTATATGCTCCGCAAGCGCATTTGCATCAATCAGCCGCTTTTTATTGCTCATTACTCCATGCCCTCCCAATCAATCGCCTGACCGCACTTATAACAGTAATCCACAACCCTACTGCTCCATTCAAATCCGCAATTCGGACATTCCCACACTTCGCAGTACCTTACTTTTCGATCTGATTTTATCGGCTTCTGCGGCACTTGCTTTTCAAGCGCTTTAATGATAGCTTCCATGTACGGTGCAATGTCGCTTGTATCAAGGTAGCCGCTCGTCAATGCTTCGATTGCTTCTCTCGCTGTCATTGGTTACAACCTCCTTTGGAACCTATTTTGATCCATCCAATATGATGGACACGATGCGCCGAATATTGCGTAATTCATCCAGTCTTTTTGTCTGTCTGCGTGCGCGCACCCAATCCGCTTAACAATCTTTCCGTTGTATCCAATCGCACTTGGCCCGTATAAACAGGTGGAACAGTTTTCTGGGATACACTTTTTCTCGTACACATACGCTGTCATTGGTTGCCTCCTTCCAACAATTCCAGCAGAATTTCAAGTTCGTGTTCATTTGCGGCAGCACTTCCGGCAGCCCATGCGGCATCCCTTGCGGCAGCCCTTGCGGCAGCCCTTGCGGCAGCCCTTGCGGCAGCCCTTGCGGCATCCCATGCGGCAGCCCTTGCGGCATCCCATGCGGCAGCCCCTGCGGCATCCCTTGCGGCACGCAGTTCCTTATCCTTGATTTCGCCACGCAACCACTTGCGTTTTGCTTCAATCGCCGCTATGCTTCGCGGGTCTGGCTTATCCGCAAAAGACAATGCGTATTCAGCACAACGGCACGCAAATTCGTGCAATATAGGCGCGTCAATAAATTCTTCGCGCAGCACAGACCATAATTTATCGGCGGCAGACACGTTCGGCAGATTCAGCACATCGAATGCTGTCCATTCATCACGGATTGCAGCTATGCGCGCAAAGTCGGCGCGTCCTTCTGCCGTTTCAAGCCAGCACGGGGCAAATGATTTGAACTGTTCTACTGTTACGGTTTTCATACTTCCTCCGCTTCATCAGGCATTACGGTGTTCCAGCAGTCTTTGCATTTCTGATTTGCGCATGTAATAACATCCCCATACAAATTATGCGCACAAGCTATTGGACGACCTTCGATAATTTTAGCGTTCGGAAACTTCTCCATAAAATCCTGCTTGTACGTTTTCTGCGGATGCTCCGCGCACCATTTGTCGATGATGGCCTCACATTCTGCTGTACGCTCAATCAGAGCTTCGTCACATGCCCCGTTCCACACGTCTACCATTGGGCATCCCTCACAATATGCATGCGCCTTGCAAATCCGTGCGTAATCATGAATTGTTGCCATTGGTTACTCCTTTCAGTTCAATGTCTGCTATTGCCTTGAAAATTGGGTAAAACTGTTGCGGCACTACTGCGTTTCCAAGGGCTTTAGTTCTGTCCACCCTGTAGGGAACCCCATCATGCTCTCCAAGAATTGCGGATTTAGATAAATAGTGCGGGTCTGCTGTTCGCAAAAGATGTATACATGCTCTTTCAAATTGCTCATCATCTTTTTGCTGTTTTTTCTTCGAATCCCCCCTTTGTAGTCCGACGCAGTTGGAGTTTGGAGCATTTTTATTACGTCCGTAAGCCCCATGCTGTGTTTGCTCCCCAGTTTCTGTTGTGTGCTTTTGCACTTTCCCGCCCATGTTTCGCTCGCAAGAACGGTAGGCAATAATTCCAATCCGTTCTCTTTTATGTATCGCTCCGACATCTGCGGCTCCATAAGTACACCACCCAACATCATACCCCATGTAGGCAAAATCTCTGAGTATTCCTCTAAAGAACCGTCCATCTTCGCTTGAAAGCAATCCCCGTACATTTTCGCCCACAACCCATCTGGGAGCAATTTCGCTAATAACGCGCCGCATTTCCGGCCACAAGTCACGTTCATCACAAGATGCTTTACGCTTTCCTGCAACGCTGTGCGGTTGGCATGGGAACCCCCCTGATATAACAGTCGGTCGCTCAATTCCGGTTTTATCTCGAAACGCATTTCCTGATAAATCATGTATATCCCTCCATTTCGGAACATTCGGCCAATGATTTTCCAGCACTTTTGTCGGATAGTCCGCAAATTCACATTGGCCTACTGTCTTAAATCCTGCCCATTCAGCTGCAAGGTCAAGGCCGCCTATGCCGCTGAACAGTGACAGGTGCGTCATCCCTGATACGGGCATTCCTTGCTGCCCCACGGCACAACGCCACATGCCAGCGTACCCGATGCACCCAGCCAGCACTACTATGATTTCCTTGTCTGCTGTGTTCGCGTAGTCCCGCATCGCTAGCACCTCTTTCCATGCTTGTACGGCCTTGTGCGGTTGTATTCCATCTTCTCACGGACGATCGCATCAGCGTCCAAACCCTCATGCCCGAACCAGTCAAGAATGCGAATAAGGCAATCTGCCATTTCTACCGCGATTCCTTCCGGCTTCCTGCCACCCCATGATTCCATGTCGGATTCATAGTATACCGTTTCACCATCGAACATGTTTACATACGCCATCGGCCTTCCCGCACGGTATTCCTCTACCGCTTCCGACAGCTCGGAATGGCACAAGGCGGCAATTTCAAGCAGATTGCGCGGATCGTCCCACCATCCATGACTTACAGCGTTATCATGGATTTCCTTAGACAGCTCGTTTAACATATCCCTTACCTCCCAGCATGTTGTGTTTGTTGTTTGTGATAAACTGCTTGTCGGCTTCAAAAATACGCAGCATCCTGCCGTTTACCTTTACCCTGACATGCGAACCCTGTGAAACCTTGTCCGTATAGATGCGCTTTGCGCACTTCATATCATTCGTTTCGGCGATTAACGTTTCACGCCCCGCAGTTATCGCCACAATTTGATATTTCATCGTTCAAATACCCCTTGATCGTCTTAATTGCTTCCTACGCGCCGTAACACACCACGGCGCAGTTTCCTCGCTCCTGAAGGTGTGCAATGACCTCCTTCTGTCTTTTGCTCGGCCTGCCCTTATGAACACCCATTGCCTTGATTTCCGGCGTTTTCAGTTCGATGTACAGGGCTGCATATCCACCATGCGGCACTGGCAGGCAAATGTCCGGCATTCCCGCCTTTACCCCTGCAGCCTTTAACCGTGCTGCTTCGACTTTCCCGCGCTTACCTCCGTTGGGGATATGGTGGAGTAGTGACAGCTCCGGCATGGCTTTTTCCTGCGCAATAGCCCACTCGAAAACCGCTATTTGTTCCCGTTCCTCATGCCTGTTCATATTTCCTCCATTCCTCGCAAGCGGTAGTTCCTTCCGGGCTTTCTCGCTATGTTCACGATAAACCCATTTGCATACTCAAGGATCCTGCCGCCGATCGCTTCGTCAATCTCAACGATCTCCGATGCGTGCCGCTCGGATGAAATGATCGTGATGCAGTCTGCGTTATACCTTGCATTAATCAGCTCGTACGCAAGCCGGATATCTGCATCCGTTGGCCGATTCCCGGATATTGGCTTGAGAAAATCGTCAATGTACAACACATACACGGTTTTCAGCTTGTTCATCTCGCGCTCATATGCCACTGCATCCATGATGCTTGCTTTCAGCTTCGCCGCTGAATCCTGCCACAGCATATACCTTGCATTAAGCCCTGCGTTCATCAGCTCGCCGACCATGGCCGTGCATAGATGCGTCTTTCCACAGCCTGTTTGACCGCCGATGTAGAAGAACCTACCGCGCTTCGCAACAAAATCAAGCGCTTTCTGCTTTGTCATGGCTTGCCATGCTTCATCCGTCTTGAACGTATCGAACGTGCATTTTTTCAGCGCGTCACCTAACCCTGAATTTCGGATGCGTGCAACGGAAATCCGTTTTGCCATGCATCGGCATTTTCGCGTTGCCGTGGTTAGCATTTTCACGCCGAAAAAGTCACTCTCACGCACTTCCATGAAGTAGCCTCGATTCTTGCATTCCGGGCAATCTATTCCGTCTTTCACGTTCAATCGCCCTGCGTCTGCGTTAATCCTTTCGCATGCGGCTTGCAGCCTTTCACGCTGCTCTGCTTCGGTAAGCTCTGCCGTTTTCTTAGAGCATATCGCCGTAGACTTTGGAAACATGCTTTTCAGCGTGTCCGATATTGCCTGCATTGCGCTCATCCTTTCTGCGTTGTTCCCATGTTCGTACAGCTGCTTTCCAGTCTTTCATGGGCTGAGAACCAACCTTCCACCCCTTGGATGCATAGAAATCAACAAATCGCTGCGGGTCAACGTCATTCCGCCGCTCCCGGCAATATGCCTCTACATCCGATACGGACGGTGGAGAGAAACGCGCGTGCGCGTTTGGCGCTTTAGCGCCCTCTTTCGGATTCGTATTCGGATTCGGATTGGATTCGGATTGGATTACGGGAACATTTGCATTCATCTGCATGCAAATGATTTCAGATGATTTCACACATCCATCAGGCGAAGGAAACTTACTGCGTTTTGCTCGTATGATTTGGTGCTCATTCCAAGTTGGTAGTTGCAAGTATTGACGACCCTCATACTCGTACAGGGTGACTAATCCTACAGTCGCCAGCTTATTGATGGCATCTTCAACAGCCTTGAACGTAACGCTTTCTTTGAGCGGGAATAGCTTGTTTTTTATAAGCGCAACCCGCCCGTCGAATCTCCCGTAATCATCGCAGTTCACAATCAGTCTGTAAAATACGACTTCTTCAAACCAGCTCAGCCGATCAATCGAATCACTCGTGCAAATGCTCTCTTTCAAAATTCGATTCGGCATTCCGCATCACCAACTTAAAACATGAATTCTAGCGGTTTCTGCGAAAATGGAATTTCAAGCAACGGTTTCCATGCTTTCGTCTCAACCATCAAAACACGCTTTAACGGCAATGTAACACCTTGAAAAAGCTCGCATGCAGCTTCTTCTGATTCGATTTCGATGCTGTTACAGCATGCAACCGCTTCTTTCATTCCGCGCATCGTATTAACGATGATGCGCGTGCCACCGTGTATACAATGCCCATCCGGCACGCGGAATGTGTATTTCTTATTCGACCCTGAGTGCTTTGCTAAAACTACCGTAATCATGCTGAATCCTCCTAAAATGGTAAATCCTGATCGTCAACGTCTGTAAATCCTTCTGCGTCTACTGTTCCTTGCACAGATCCCTTCGGAGTAAGGAATTCGACCGCGCTTGCTACAATTTCTGTCACATATCGCTTTGTTCCGTCTTTCGCTTCATAACTGCGCGTTTGAAGCTCTCCAACGATTCCAACCTTGCACCCCTTTTCGAGATATTTACCGCACAGCTCCGCAAGCTGCCGCCACGCTACGATGTCGAAAAAGTCTGTGATTTGGCTCCCATCCTGCGCCTTGTACTTGCGGTTCACAGCGATGGAAAACGTTGTTACGTATGTACCGTTATTTGTTGTCCTGACCTCCGGGTCTTTTGTCAGGTTGCCGATTAAAATAACTTTGTTCATGCATTCCCCTTTCTGTAATACAAATTGCTTTCATCTAAACCGGGATACTTCTTGTTCAGATACGACCTTATGAATTCCGCAATGAATTTTCTGTCATCGGATTGATCGAACCTTCTGTGGCATTCCCGGCACAGCGTTACAATGTTCTGTTCGATTCCAAGCCCTCCTTTGCTTCTTGCGATGAAGTGCGCTTCCGGCAGTCCAGGAGCGCCGCACAGGATACATTGACCATTGTCGCGTTCAAACACGATACGCTTTACTTTCTGCGAGATTTCAAGCGCCTTTGTCCGTCTGCTTTTCATCGTCCCACCTTACTTTCATTAGCGCGATTTCATCAGGCGTTGCTGTGTCTATCCCGAGTTCCTTTGCTTCGCTGATGATTTCATCCAGCAATCTTGAAAATTCCTCGGTGTTATAGGTGGATGAGCCGTAATAGAGCATGATTCGTGCACAACCGTCAATCTTGCATCCGTCCATGACTTCCGCTACCCATCCAATCCCGCGCCCCTCCCAACCGTTTATAACGGCTTCGGCTTTGTCCTCCTGTGCCGCTATTACCGTGAACACTCCAACGCGCCTTAGAATCTCGCGGTAAACTGATTCTTTCGTGGCATTGACCTTCTGTGCTATCTTGTCGCACAGCACCCACATATAGGCGTTAGCGTCCAACGACCGTGATTTGCGATACTTCTTGACCTCAAGCGACAGATCGCCATTGAGGCTAAGAATATCATCAACGCTCTGTCTGGATTCCGGGGCGATGCGGAAGGAAAGAACCACATCCCCGGTTGAATAATCAATCTGCGCCGCTGCCGCTGATGCCTTTAGCTTCACCTTTACTCACCTCAATCAAAGCAAGCACTTCGTGCATTTCGTCCGTGGTAAGCTGTCCGAATCGTTTGTTAAACTTCTTCTGACATGCCAATTCAAGGCGTTTTTCGTCAGGGTAAGCCTGTTTAATTAAAGCTAGTAATTCACCGCGCGCCGGGTCTGATGGTTTCTGCTCCCGCTTCGGTTCTTCTGGTACGTAGTCATACTTGGTTCTATCTTCGCCCCAGTAAACATCGGCGCCAATTCCGAGCATCTTACATGCTACCGATATAGCGTCAGTTTCGGCTTTCTTAAAGGCTTCATCGTCAACATACATGCCGTTTCTTTCTTTTACCACATACATTGCGCCGCCTGTGCCGGGGATGGCTTCGCTCCATTCGCCGTCAACCTTGATATAGAGATTGATATTGCAGAATGCAGCAGTTTCACCAGTCGAATAGGGTTCTAACCATTGCTTGGTCAATTCGACTTTCCATCCGATGCCGCAGATGCCGAATTGCTCCGTCATTGTCTTGATTCGCCACATCGGGTTGATGTTGGTGTAACCCTTCAATCGTCCCGCAGGGATCGGCTTCTTTGCTTCTGCCGGAACTTTGCGCGTGGCTTCATAGATCCGCATGCTATCGTTCATCGCTTTTCTTCCTCCACCGCGCGTTGGCCATAGTTCGTTAGCTCATACGGCTCCGTGTCCGATGTTTTCATAAGTAGATAGAATTCCATTTATTTCACCTGCATCGACTTTCTTTCAACAATCTGCGCGTTCGGCATAACCATTCCGCCGTTGATCGCGTCCGTGATTGCTTTCTTATCAGGATCACGCTTGATACGGAGCAAGCTGGGCGCATACAACTCTGCCCATGCTGTAAATACTTCCGGGTCGCTGATCTCAAGTGCCTTGGATGACCGATAGGAAACTGACACGCGCGGAGTGCTGAATTTTTCCCCGGCAAGCGTTTTCGCCAGAAACTCGCGCAAGCTCTTTGCCTTGTTCTCGATGACCTTGCGCCGATCGGCTAGCGCTTCTTCCTCCGCTTTGATTGCAGCCGCATCGGAAGTAAGGTTTTTTATCCAACACGCGATGCCCTCGATCTTTTCAGTCCTGCTAATCTGCAACTCATCAAACGCTTCCGGGTTCGTGATTTCGCCATATTCGTTGATTAACGCCATGATGTTTTGGTCGATTTCGTATAGTGTCATTTTGATTCCTCCAAATACTTGCCAATGATGTATTTAACGCCGTCCTGCATGGTGTCAAATCCTTGCGCCTTAAACCGCCGTTGCAACCGTTCATATTCCAGCTCTGTCATCCTACATTGGATTCTAGCTTTCAATCGTCTGTTGTCCTTCCTGCGGCATTGTGGTACGGTTGATGCGAACGCAGATTCCCACGCGGATTCTAATGCCAATACCGGGCGTATGCCGTAGTCATTGGGGCGTTCTACCTTGCTGTGCAGATACTTGTCATATTTGGGGAACTGCTCTCGCGCCACTTCTACCATCTCTTTGGATGTGATTCCGCGCGATTCCTTGAATTGCCTGACATCCAACATTGACAAACTCCTCCATTTCTGTTACGATTCAATTAGATATTTTCTACATGTGCTCGTTCGGGTTGGTCGTCCCGGCGGGCATTTCGTTTGTTAATAAGGTTCGCAGGATTTCAAGTTCGTGCCCCCTTGCGGCATCCCTTGCGGCATCCCATTCGGCAGCCCATGCGGCAGCCCTTGCGGCATCCCATTCGGCAGCCCATGCGGCAGCCATTGCGGCATCCCTTGCGGCATCCAGTTCTTTGTCTGTGATCTCCCCCCGCAGCCACTTGCGTTTTGCCTCAATCGCCGCTATGCTTCGTGGGTCAGGGTTGTCCACAAAAGATAGCGCGTATTCAGCACAACGGCACGCAAATTCGTGTAATATAGGCGCGTCAATAAATTCCTCGCGCAGCACCGACCATAATTTATCGCCAGCAGACACATTCGGTAGATTCAGCACGTCAAGTGCAGTCCATTCCGCACGCAGCGCGGCGATACTGGCGAACCTTTCCCGGCCTGCCGCATCTTCCAGCCAGCAGGGGCCGAAGCCCTTGAATTGTTCGGGTGTTACAGTTTTCATTTGGCATCCCCCTTCAGATCTTCGATGTATAACCGCCTGCGCGGTTGCTGCCGCTTTTCCGTCCTGCGTTGTACGCCCTGCGCAACCGCAACGGCGATCATGATCCCGATGATGATCCCAGGCAGCGTAAAGCTGAAAAATAATCCGAAGTAGTTCATGTGCCCTCCTGTTGCTGTATGCCTCCCCATTGCTCTGCCATTGCTTTTGCGATGCCCGGAAAGGTCTTGCTTCTTACTTTTCCGTTTCGAGAATATGTATCTTCCCACATCCTTGCTTTACCGCTTGGCATAATCCCAAATAGTTTTTTGTTGTCTGGCCTAGGCAGTTCATTTGTACGCAGATTCGGAAGCCCTTTTGTCCAAAGGCAAGTAGCTTTTGTCACATACTGCTCCTTGTCATTTTCATCTTCCGCGAACATGTACGGGTGAATAATTTGATTTGGTTTTCTATATGCCACATTCATAAAACCGATCGGATTTTCGACCGCGATCATCGGGATATCCGCAAGGGCAAAATGCATAAAAAACACCGCCGCCACAGCCCGTAATTTCCATCGTTCTACAACCCTTTCTGCAGGAGTGCATCTTAGTGAAAAACTCCTTGTCGCAACATTGCTTAAATATGTACACGGCGGATGTGCAATCAGCAAATCCCACCTACCTACCTGATGGCTCACCCCGTCCATCGTGGTAATCGCACCTCCGTTCAGTACGTCGATAGCATCACCTAGGATATGCCATTCTGGATGATCGCCTGACGGTTCCTGGATATCGCAGGAATACGCCTCATGCCCTTTTGCACGGAACGCCTTGCATACTTCCTGCGATTCCTCACATGCTACAAGAACTTTCATACCTTAACCCCTTTCGGTTTGTTTGCCCTGAACGTCCCATTTCGCTGCTGTCTGTGAATGTTTTTGCGGTATGCGATATAGTCCGCTGCGGCTAAAATCTGCCGTTCCCGCTCCCGCCGCAAATACGTTTTTCGCGCTGCTGCGTACCCGTCAATGAATGCTTGCTTGTCCATCATCTGACGATCGGCTCCGGGAAGCTGTTGGCGTATGCGCACAGGCTGCGGGTCAGGACACGCTTGTCCGGGGTCACACGCAGCACCCCATCACGGACGCGCCGGGAAATTGTACGCGGCGCAACCCCAACAAGCCTTGCCGCTTCAATTTGCATCATTGCCTCTCCGTAGTCTTTCACCCATGCCGCAATCAGTTCTTCATATGGCATTTCGGGTCGTACTTTACGTTTTTGCATTGTTGTTACCTCCTGTATGCTTTCTTGAATTTCTGCCATGTGATACAATTTCAGTAAAAACGGATGGTGTCACATGGACAACAAAGACTTTGACTTTAAAACCACACGTGTTCCATTTAATGAATCTGGAATCGGCCGCATGTCATCAAAGATGGATGAGCAGGCCGATGAACTGCGCCGAATCGCCGATGCTGCCGAGCGCAAGGCAAAGCTGGCAAACGATGAAGCAAATTCAGCAAAGAAGGACGCAAGGTTTTCAAAGCGGATTGCGGTTATTTCTATAATCATATCTTTGATAGCCCTCCTTCTCGAATCAGTTCCAAGTTTCATTGTGTGGGTACTAGAGCTATTAGAATCTTTACAACTTTCAAAATGAGTACGGCCACGGAAAACCCAAGCGCAAACATGGATAAATCACGCGCCGGAAATGGTTTTTTACGCATGTTCGTTGTCCTCCTTTCAGCTCACTTGGTCGGTGTCCTTGTTGTTTGTTGATTTTAATTCAACTTCAACAGCAAAAAAAATTTTTTCCTTTTGCTTAGCCGTTAATTCAAGCAATTTTGAAAGCTTGTCTACCTCGCTTACCTTAAATTCTGCCTTATTCTCTATCTTCTTCATTAATCCATACGCAGATAAACCCATTTGGCAAGCAATATATTTGTATTTCAACCCCTTGGCATTAACTAGAGACCGTAAGGCCTGTGTATCCGTCAACGTGTCTCACCTCCCGCTTTGTTGATTTTTAATCTACACATGGAGTATATCACTGCGTTCACTGATAGTCAACACATTTTTTTGATTTTATCAAAAAATGTTGATTTTAAATGAACTTCATGTTATAGTACCATTAAAGAAACAGGAGGCAAACAATGTCAGATATATACGCACGAATTAGGGCGCGTAGAGAAGAGCTCAATCTTTCGCAGGAGGAGCTTGCAAAAAGGATGGGGTACAAGTCAAGATCGTCTATTAATAAGATTGAGATGGGCGAGAATGACATACCTCAATCAAAAGTGGAGGCATTTGCCCGTGCTCTCAATACTACGCCTGCCTACCTGATGGGCTGGGAAGATGATTCTGTTCCAGAACTAAATGCGCGCGACCGTCGTGATATTGCAAGATATATGGCCGAGATGCGGGAACGCCTAGCCAGCGGTGATGCGCTTATGTTTGATGGGGAGCCGTTGACACCAGAGGCCATGGATTCTATTCTGGCCGCCATGCAGGTTGGCATGGAAATCGCAAAGAAAAAGAATAAGGAAAAGTACACGCCGAAGAAGTACAGAAAGGAGTAGCTGTGCGCGAGCGGGATATTGTGCGTCGTCTAATTCATCGTCACCAGACCCGCGACCCGTTTGAGCTTGCCTTTTTAACGGACAGGGAAATTGTGATACAGCCTCTTGTATGTGTACGCGGGTTCTATCAGTATTTTATGCGCAACCATATTATTTATTTGGACGAGGCATTAGATGATGTTAGCCGGAAGTTTGTTTGTGCGCACGAGCTGGCGCATTCATTTATGCATCGTGACGTTAATGCGATATATTTGGATAGTCGCACCTTCTTTACCACTCGTAAGTATGAGATTCAGGCTGATCGATTCGCTGCCGACCTTTTGATATCCGACGAGGAAGCGCGGGAATGTGCTGCGTTGCCTGTTGAAACGCTGGCTAAGATGTGGGGAATCCGAGAGGAAGCCATAAAATACAGACTGCACAATGCGCAACTTAGCCTAAAGATATAAGTGATTGTGTGGCATGGCAATTTTCCAAACACGGACAGCATCCAGTGGTAAATATTTCCATAATGGATCATTAATAAATCAGGAGGACGTTTGTATGCACTGCAACAAATGCGGAAGCGAAACACCATCAGGGAATTATTGTGGAAATTGCGGCGCACAGCTACCGAAGAAAGGAAATCGGCATAAATGGGCTTTGGTCTTGCTGTATACAGCCTTGGGTTTTATTGGGCTGTTCGCGTTACTTGTGATTATAGCGTTCGCCACTGATGACGGCAGCGAGCCGGCAGAAAGCGGTATCACAAATGCAACAATAGCGCCCGAACCAACGAAAGCACCGGGCGAGGCAAAACCAACGTCAGAGCCGACCGTTGAACCAACGCCGACACCTGTAGCCGATGCAGCATACGAAATAACGAACGTTTACGTAAAGACATGGGAGAATAGCATAGGGACTGTATGCGCAAAAGTGATAGCAGAGATCACAAACACAGGTGGTAAAAACCTGTATTTGTCAAGCTGTAGCGTAGACCTAGAGGACGCGAGCGGCGAGTTGGTAGATGTAATGAATAGTGTAATCGCATATCCGCAGGTAATTGCACCGGGCGAAAAAGCGTATTACTACGATGAGACAACCATTGATGCTACAGAACCGATCGAGCTGTCTGCGATCGTTCACCCGGATGTTAAAGAGGCTACTGTTGACCAAATACTTCTTGGAACATCCGAAGAATTTGAAATTTCCGAAGAATATAGTATTGTGGAAATTAAAGGACGTGTTGAAAATACCACCAATGAATTGCAGTCGCAAGTTAAGGTTTCGGTTGTATTGTTCAATTCGGAATCCAAACCAGTTGGGGTTTTGTTCACATATATTGATGGGGAAATTCAACCGGGTGAAAAAATTGGATTCAAGACAAGCGCCGGAATGCTTCCGGGGTCTGTATCTTTGGATGACATTGCGTCATGCGTAGCTTACGCATACCCCGAACAAATGCAATTTTAAAGCAGCCGATTTCTAATAAAAAAAGCAGCCGCCCCGGTCTGCACACTGGAGCGGCAAGGTACAGAAATAGCCTTTGAAGGGTGCATTTTCTGTACCCAAATTATAGCATTTTGGGAGGTTCTACACAATGGCAAAACAAAAAGACGGGCGTTATCGCGCAAAAATAACCGTTGGCCGGGACGCAGACGGTAATCCGATCGTGAAATATGTGTCCGGACGCACAAAAAAAGAACTTGAATCCGCCAAGGCAGAACTGAAAAAACGGTATGTCGGCGGCGTTGAAGTGCAAAGGGATGTAACATTCGGCGAGTACGCAAAGGAATGGTACGACATATATAAAAAGCCGAATATTAGCTATTCTAGCCAAAAGACATATGACAGCACGTTCCGGGTCCACCTTCTGCCGGAGATGGGGGAAAGACAGATGCGTGCGATTACCGCAAATGACCTGCAATCGCTGATGAATGAAAAACAGGGGCTTGGTCTGTCAACCATGAACAGCATAAAGACAATCATAGTAAACGTGTTCGCAAAGGCGTATGCGCAGGGGATAATCGACCGTGACCCATCCGCAGGGCTGACACGGCCAGCGGCAAAGAAGAAGGATTCGCGCCGCGCATTGACGGATGCAGAAACAAAGGCCGTGCTGAAGGTCGCAGACAAACACCCAGATGGGATGATTCTGAAAGTGCTGTATTACACCGGCATGCGGTTGGGAGAAGCATGCGGGTTGCAGTGGCAGGATGTAGACTTCAAGTCACGCACCATATCGGTGCGCCGTGATGTTGACTTTAAGGCGGGATGCATTGGCGATGTAAAAACGAAATATTCCATCCGTGATATTCCTATGCCGCCCAAGCTGTTTGAAGCCCTTTTCCCGCTGCGCGGGCTATGTGGTGCTTTCGTCCTGCCAGCGCCGGGCGGAGAGCATTGGCGAAATACCCCTCTAAGTCGTGCGTGGCTTGAGCTAATGGCAGCCGTGTACGCCGAAGATAATTCCATAGAATCCCGCGAAACTGAGGAAGGGCGCGCATCAATCCTTACAGCGCATTACTTCCGGCACAATTACGCCACTGTGCTGTATTATGCCGGGGTGGATGTGCTGACCGCCCAGCGGTATCTTGGGCACGCGAAAGCGCAGACCACGATTGACATATACACGCATCTTAATGAGGAAAAAGCGCATAAAGATGCTGACAAACTGCGGAACTATTTCAAGTAAATTTCAGAAGGTTGCCTATAAGTTGCCAAACGCGAAATGATAAATCGGCTTACAAAGCCGCAAAAGTGCCTAGATGCAAGGAAAAAAGGACGCTTATAGCGTCCTTTTGGTATCCGGCAGCTACCTATCTTTCCGGGCCGTCGCCAGCCAAGTATTGTCGGC